TTATTTTTGCTTAAATCTCTCCACTAATACAGCCAACCGGCTCCGCAAAAAGTCAAGCAGGCCGTTAGCTTGCTCAACTCCTGCATCTCTTAAGTTCTCCAACACGCTAATGGCTTCTGTTGCTGCCAGGTACACCCAAGTTACTTTCAGTATCAATGCCGTTTCACCTGAGAGCTGCAGCAGTTCATCCGTTTTCACAGCCATAAAGGTTAGTACTATGTAGACAATGATTTTACCAACAAATCGATGTTTCATGGCATTGCTATTGATATACCCCGCCTTAAACGCCTTTGGAATGTCCAGAATACAACTCAATAAATCATTCTCCATCCCGCAATCCTTTAAATGCGTGTAGCATAAAGCAATCCACCGAGTTAGCAAATCAATAAATACCAGCGTAGCAAATGCGATTAATGCACTTCCATGTACACTAGTAACAGTGCTTATTACTAACGCTACCACCATTTTAAACAACCAGGCATCAGCAAGGCTTTGCCCTGCCTTTATAACTGCTTTTAATAAGTTTTCAAAATCCATCCTCTCACCTCTCCCTAAAAATAAACATAAAAAATACTGACCATAAGTCAGCAAGGTTCACGCGATCTATTCATAATCACCTCATAAAAAATAGAGCCTCACCTGGCTCCTACATTAATAAACGGTACTATCTAAAAACACCCTATTGCTTGAGGTATTAACAAGTTAGCAGTTGGCTCTGGTAAAGGATCTCCCAACATCTCCAGTTTACATATCCATAAAGTGTTAGTTGTATTTGATGCAGTCACATTTAGTTGATATTTTAGATATTTTTCAGTATTGGTAAACAAATATCTATTTGGTGTAGTAGTAGACCATGCTGTTATATTTGTCCGAGTATGTAAAACTTTCCAAGCAGTCCCTGTCCATCCTTCAAATGTCCAGTTCTTAGGTGCCCAACCAACCAAGATCCAAGATAAAATTGTATACCCATAAATTCTTGCCGGCTCTACAAACTCATAGCCAAGCTTCCAAGGTGGTGGCGTTAATGGAGACTGTTTAGGATACCAAGCAGTTCCTAAATTATTATTATATGCTGCTGCTGCCACATTAGCGGCCCCCTCTGAGCTAGCAAAGGCTACACCTCTAGGCGTAGTATTGCTAGTCATGATAGGCACTATATTATTCGGTTCACGTACCCACGCCATTATCGATTCACCTGCATAATACTAACGCTAATCCCTTTTGTCAGCCCTGTAGTATTACTTACAAACGCTTGTACTTTTTGTTCTCCTGTAATACTCAATGCTACATTTAAGGAAGTCTCATCTTGGATAATTGCAGGAGAGGTATAAAGTAAGGCGCCATCGTGATAGATAGTAAGCACTAAAGATGTAGGTGTTTCCCCATGACAATCTACAAAAATCTTATTGTAGGTCTTATTACGCCCTGCTCGCGTTATAGGGCTAAAAGTAGATCCCGCAGAGATGAATAAAGTCCCTATATCAGCTTGTGTCCACAATGTTTCTAAGGATGCAGATGGAGGCAATATACCCGTTGATTTACCAGTAATCAGTTTAAACATACTATAAATGTTTGTTAGGTGACCAAGTAATGTAGATGTTAAACTAGTGGGAGGCGTGGCATCTGCAGCCGTGCGATTACCGATTTTAGCATCAGTTACACTATCATCGACAGGAACCCTTTCATCAGTAAGTCTACTATCATCAGTAGCGACTATGGCTTTGCCATTTATCGTTGGCGTACCTGTTAATGAAGGAGAATCTACACTAGCCTTCTTCGTGTCCAACTCATATATTGCATCCTGAACATTTTCCGACGATATATTACCAGCTGGAGTATTAGATACATCCGCTGCCGACGATGCACCACCACCTCCCCCAGTAATAACTGTATGTTTATACTGATCCAGCGCAGTATCCCATACTAGAGATGCACCATTTACTCTACTGGCTTCATCCACTTTCTTACTGCCCACTTTACCCACATTATCGTTTAATGTGGCTATATTCGTTCTAACCGTCGTTAGCTCATTCTCTAGGCGTAAGGAATTGGCATTGATTAAATCCTGATTGACTAGATCTGTATCTTCAATGAGTTTCAGTTTTATATTCGGTGTTTCTGTAGCCATTGTAAATCACCTGCCTTTAAAAATTCGGTATGCTAATTTGATTAAAAATAGATCCATTGTATTGATACGCGATCAGGGATCCCAGCTCGTCCGGATTCAAATAACTGAGAGCAATGTAGCCATTCGATAAAGGTATCACATCATAGGCAGTAGCTCCTGTAATCGCTACTGCCATGCCGTTTGGTACCACCCATTTGCCATTTTGGGCTAGTATTGCATCTTCCTGTTCCGTTTCATAAACAGTACCTAACAGGATTAACGGCATCGAAGTAACAGGAATTGTTTTATTGAGTGTAGCATCATCAAAGACCACTGTTACATTCCCGTTGCTGTAAATACGAGCTATAATTCCCCTCGCCTCTTCTTCCGTAGCGCAGGCATCCACAATATAGGGAGGCTTCCACGCAAAAGTCCGGCTATGGCTTTGATAGGACTCTAACCCATCTAATTTGGATCCAATGGTGATCGTGGTATCTTGTGTAAAGTCCATACGATATAAGCAACGCTGCGCCCAGGTGTAAGTGCCGGTCGTTGGAGTCACAGGATCAATTTCCCCTTCGCCTGCTGCTGTCTGAGACAATATTTCAGTGTGAATCAGCGTGCTTCCAAGGTAAGCCCTTACCACTGTCTCTAACCCTTCCGGAGCATGAAATCCTTGTCCAGAATAGTAATCCGTTAGATCATCCTGTGACACACACCCATGGGATGCTGTTTTATTGCGCACTGCCCAGGATATGGTTACATCGCCAGCCGCTTTTATCAGTCTAGGGACGGATGCCTGTAAATGACTGGTCATGCGAATACGCCCTGGCGGAGCAGGTCGTTCTGAGCGTCTAACGGTGACAAGCCTTGTATTTCTAGCACTATTAAAGGCTTCTTCCTTATAAGCAGTAGCGGTAGTAATGTTATACTGCTCGTTTACGGTATAACCAGCAGCACACACAGGACCGCCAGTAGTCACATTGCCATAATACCCATAATCCAAGAAATATACGATAGAGCCAGGTGTGTGAACAGCTGGCACGGTATCATACGTCGCACGGATAATATTAGATATTTTAAAGTTACCATTCGCAAGCTGTGATATGGTTCCCCAGCCCATGATCTCATTGTCAATCATGATGATTCTGGATCCATTGCGTGCTAATTGGATACCTGACTCGGTACTGCGCCGTGCTAAATCCAGCATTCCCCCTAAGTTGATTACCTCAAAACCAACGACATCTTCCACCTCACCCTCTTCTGCAAGGGTTCCAACTAGCTGCCCTGCTGGTGTCCATTTGGTCATGCCGTTTGTTTTGAGCCATGAGGAATCCTTATACCGCCATAGATTCCACTTTTCCGTAAGACTATCGGGCAATACAGCTGCAGCATACACATAGCTTTCTTTGGATTGTAAGAGCTCCCAAGGTGCTTCAAAATATCGAAAGTGTTGCACTCCTGTAGGGTATGTTGGCGGTTTTGTCCAGGACGTCGTGTCATTGGATCCATACGTTGTTTTGCCAACACCAAAGACATCCTCTATGGCTTCTAGGGTGATTTCGCCGGTAATAAAATCGCCTAAATCAATATCACTCACCCTCATAATCAAATTGGATATGCCGTAAGGCTTCCAATTGAGTTTAAATACATCGCCAGGGCGATAGGCTGCTGCTTTGCGATTGCAAACCAATTTTACGGAGGCAAGAGGAAAGCCTTGTTGCTTGAGCTCCCTGTTTGCTGCCCATGCTGCATTCTTTGCCGTAGTAAAGTAGGTAAAATCGATATCCTGAGAATTTCGATCGCCATTGTTGGCTTCAATGATGGCAGGGTCGTTTTCCATTACCGTACTGGTATTATACAGAGAAGAGCTATCCGAATATTTAGCAACAATTTCACCTGCAGAGCTTGACCATACAACCCGGGTAAAATCAATGGAGCTACACATGGTTTCATCAATCATGGATAAGTTATCAATCGCATAATCATCCCGAATGAGCTTAAAGGTCAACTTCCCTGTCATGGGATCCGCGTATCGTACCATATCTAAATGCTCACAGATGTTATCAATGAGCGTTTTTACCTCTGTCTTGCTGGTGATTTTAACGGTGATTCCTAACCCTTCTGTTTTTAATACTGCACCAATTGCCTTAAGGGAATTAACGTCTAACAATTCCGGTGATTTTCCAAGCCCCCATTCATTATTAACATGCATTTCATAAATTACTTCTGCTGGATTCGCGTCATTATCTCCGATTCCCCCTAACCCTAAACGGTTTGGTATCCATTGCACATCAACCCATGTTGTAGGGATTGACGCTTGTTTACCGATGTATGCAACAGGGACAACCAGGCTTACAAATGGTCGATAGGCAGGAGTAAGACCGCGCAATTCTTCCTGCACCGAATCCGCACTCATTTGTTCGATCATCCAGGGATCAGTGGGTTGATCTGCACCGCCTAAATAAATTCTTACATCACCTACAAAGCCACCATTTTCATCCACCCCACCGAATAGCTCCTCTTTATCAACTCTAATTACATAGGGTGCAGTCAAATGATCTTCTCGCGATATATTGCCAGTCCATACGGCTCCGTTATTATCGTATTCACTGTTCGCATCGTAGCCAATGTACAAGCCCCGTAATCGAATATCGGTGCCAGATACGCAGCATAGCATTTGATAGCCTAGATAGTACTTGAATCCTTTTTGAATTGTTGTTTTTAAGTTACGTCCATTAATGAGCCAGTTTAGCAACCAAGTTACAAATAGCATCAATATTTGCGGACCAACACTTTCCTTATTCCCGTGCTTGTGCTCTCCTGGAGGTGGTGCATAGGATCCATGACTATGAGGTGTACCTGTAATAGATGCTCCTGTAATCGCAGAAGACGCCCATACAGCCAATGCTGATAATATGATCGGCCATGCTGAAAAGTTAGCATGTGCGGAATAGGTTTCGGTATAGGCCCTTGATTTAAAACCACCATAATAAATCGTTAAAGGGCTTTTAAGTATCGATCTTCCCATAATTACTGGTACGGGAGTGCCAAGTTCTGAAGCCTCCGCGCTTAATTCAGCGGGTTCACTGCTTGATGAAGAGCTGTTGTTACTCTTATTTAAAAAATAGGATAAGAGCGTCGTTACGCCCCATCCTACATACGGATTCATAGCCATAATTTATCATCTCCTACATGGAAATAGTCCCAACATATCCATCGGTATCACGTTTTACAACGGATGAGTCTACCCAGTATACGCCATTGCCTACCTTAGCATCATTACTTTTCTGTGGTGGAACATAAGGGCAACCGGAGAAATTAAGAGTGTTATGAAATCTTGCCGCACAGGTTTTAAATAGACCATCGCAGCCAGGGTATATGGTAACGGTCCCTAATGGTGTTGTGGGGAACGGATATCTCAATGTTAATTTTGTACCCACATTGCTGCTGATCATGCGGACATCCTCGCCATAATACATCAATCCACCAGCAAAATACTGATCGCCATAACTTGCTAAATTGGCAGAGGTGACCGTTAAAGCAATCACACTATCAATGTATATTTCTTTGGCGTAATCAGCCTTATGCAAACGACAAGAAGCATCATAAATAATATTGCAGCAAAAAAACTGCCTCATAAAGTTAGGCAGCTTACGGGATAACCAGTTTTCTATTTTTACGGTTAGCGTACACTCAGAATCTTGAAAAGCAGCTTGCGTGATTTCACCAACAAAGACTTTGTCATATACAGAATGATCTTGATCATGCAAACGCATTACCGTTAGCATGACGGGTTTACTAGGTGGTGATCCTTTAAACAAAGCAGCAACAGCGTTATCTTTATCCACGGTGATGGTGACTGCTGAATCCCCGCCTTGACTGGATGGCTTGATTCCGTTGCGCTTGATATAGTTTGCAGTATAGTGTTCCGTACTGGTTAACCCATTCGTCACCACCTGTAAGGATACATCAAACCGGTCTGAGGTATATAGATACGTAGTGCTGCCATACACAAATTTATAGCACTCCAAAGGAATGCCGTCTTGCATTGAATTTTCATATGCTGTTATATTACTATCTGCCATTGTTATATCGTCACCTCCGTAAGAACCGTTGAAATCGTGGCAGTCCCTGTGGTATCATACTCCGTTGTCAGTGTGTCACTATCAAATCGATATCTGCACAGAAAGGATATCATCACAACATCTTTTTTAAGTAGTTCTGCACTGATTGGCGAATCTAAATATACCTTGCCAAACTTGCCTGTTTCATCGGTAGAGTATCCAGCAATTCGTATTGTCCTTACGCTTCCTGATTTTAAAAATACAACGATCAGTTTCCGCCGTACCATGCTTGTGTAATACTTCCAGTACAAAGACCAGTCTACCATCATATAGGATTGGCCTTTCGGCACATCTTCCACCAGCACCATATCACTTAGCCAGGTAGGTGCATAAAAAGACTTCCAGCGACCTTTACATTTTGTAAAAAAACGCTGGAAGTTATTAATTTCCGACCTGGTGGCAAGAACATATTCAATTTCTTTGTTTTCCGATCCGTTTATACTTTTTAAGTCGTATTTTACAATCCCGCTCGTATTATCCAGCATAGTAGCGTTCCTAGTAAAATTGGATGATAAATCTTTGGTCCATGACGGGGCAAGTGGAAACAGGTCTACTCCAGCGTAACTTGCAGGAATTTCATTTTGAAAAGGTGTTTTTGTTCCCCAAATTTCAAAATGATTTTCGTCTAATGATGTTGGCAAATAAATCTTTGCATAATCCGATTGCAAGTCAACGTTTAATTGCATCGTTACATGTGAATCCGTATAGGAAGAGTAATCATCTTCTGGTTTTAAATACCCATAGGATACAGGCAGGATAGCAATCTGTTTACTCAGATAATTCCGTTCGATGACTTCCGTTAACTGAATGGATCCGTCACCATGTATCGCATTGGTAAAATATCGCTCTCCACCACTTGTATCATTATGCCAAAAGATTATCCCGCTGCAGCCTCTAAATTGCCACAGGTCTTGGGGCGTTACATGCAGGATGGAGTGATTAGCATAAGCATTTTCGGTTAACCTGCAGGCAGCTTGCCATAAGGGGATTTCTATTTGTTCATTTTGTTTCGCATAGGATAAGGCACGTAAATACTGACTTTGGGATGCCGTCATTCCATAATAATCATAGGATACGGATCGCCTTGGATATTTCCGCAACGCCATACGCTGCTCGATGTTTTCCCATGATCTATGGATTTGGGTTTTAAACTCAAGGGTTTCAGATATTTGTGTAGCCAAACTTTCTCACCACCTTGGAGATAAATCAAAGATTTGCCTGTTATTCGTTGCAACATGGACCGTGTTAAAATACCACTGAAACGTAGCGTATAGCATCCACGGTTCATAAATGATTTTACTGTCTGAACTTAATAGCTGCTGAGCGAACAATGCTATCATTAGCCAATGTCCCTCATTAAATTTGGTTCCATGTTTCTTGTTTTCGGATCTTTCAGGATGCATATCCAAGGTCCCCTCTGTTATATCCAACGGGTACCTGTTACTAACTTGCAGTCCTGCCATATCTGGAATGAGTATGGTTTCTAACATAATTTCTCCATGAAGCTCTTCCATTTGCGTGTTCATTTCTGATGCATAAGCCGTATCGTAGTCTGAAAGCCGATTAAAGATAGCGTGTTGACTACTATCTTCTAAGTAATCGTTATACATGAGGTTACCGATTGACTCAAAGTAAGAATCCCTTTTCGCATCATCTCTCAAAGCCTTTAGAAACAGGTCCTCAATTTTAATGCGGCGTTTCATAAACTGTATGCTAGTTAGCACTCCCCAGGAAACTTGTAACTCTTTGATGGTGTGAATCGGGGAGAGTTCCGTTACTGCACCCGTATTATCGGTTACGATAAAAGAGGATGCTTCAATATCCCAAAAATAGTCGTATGCGGGATTGGTATACAGTAAAGGCTTTGTTTCTCCCCAAGTCTTGTTACTGTATTTTAATGATCCCCAGGTAAAGTTATTGTTAGTAATGATGGACTGATTGGCATTATAAAACAGCCTTGTAAGATCGGCAGCCCCCGTATCTCCTTTTAAAGAGGCGCTGCCGCTAGTCGTAAGTGTCGGGTCTGAGTACATAAACGAGATGGTATCAGCCATTGCAATGCCTCCTTACTGCTTGATCGCCAATCCATCATACCCAAGAGTTCCTCCCCTTTTCGTCTGGGGCAATGCTTGATAATTCACTCCAGAGGATGGATAGTCTACACTATAGATACTGCCAGGAGCCACATTGCGAGTGGATATGCAGTACACTCCTGGAATGTATCCGCATTGGCTATAGTTTTCCAACCCATCCGGATCACGCAGTACATAAACGGCAATTGGCAGATTTACAGAAATACAATTTAGCGTATTTACATTTCTGCCATAGTCCGTTGCTGATTGGGACTGTAGATAGCCGTAATGGGGAATTTTAGGAACTGTTGTTAAGGCGTTACGATTGACAACTGATAAAGCAATACGTTTACCCGTATAGCCAAATCCTGCAGCAGGAGCGCATCCAGCCCACAATACTTCTGGAGTCCGTAAGGGAGCTGCATCGATATTCGCCCGTAAAAAGGTATTAGCATCCGTGTTAACGCCAAATAAATGACCGCAGGTAGCTTCGATGGTTCCCTGAGCAAGAGCAGTTGGAAACATCTTCGAACTGCTGCAGCTGGCACTATAGATTGTACCGCCTGTCCATGATCCAATCTTTTGCAGTTCTCCTACAGCGATATGTTGAAATAATCCAGGATACAACTCCACCGAGGCTATGATCAGCTCTGCAGGAGCTGCAATGTGGTTAAAATACACATCACATGCAATCCCGGTATGCAATGGAATTCCTACGCCAATTACTTCGCTGGAGGCGCTTTTAGTTACCCCTGGCTGATCATACCATTTACCGCTTGCCGGGATTTCCGTAAACCCTGCAGAACACGTTAAACCAACACCGTACATATGCCCGGCTGTCGTGTGGGTATTAAATATCTTTTTGCCGTTTGCAGCTCTAAAGTGTGCATACGTTTCACCGCTAGGACTTTTCATCACAAGGCGTTTACCGTCGGTTGTCGCTGTGCCGTCAATAGGGAGGTCATCAGCTTCCACTAGTGTCGTCCAGCCATTCGCAACAGCAAAGGCTCTTAAAGCTAGCAAGAATTCGTTAGGATTATTGATAGTAACTTTAGAATAGGCCATGTTTATTCCTCCAATCGTATTAGCATTTTAAATTGTTTCCCGTATTTGATGATCTCCTTGCTTGTCGCTAATAGGTTTTCTGGGGTTTCGAATTTATTAAAGGAAGGCAAATGCCATGCTCGTTCTTCCCAGCAGTTTGGCAATAGCAAATAGGGCTGATTGTTTATTTCTACTTCACCGTACCGATTGTATGGATCCCCAGGCCAATACATATTCCATATTCTTCCTAACATATTAGTGCTTCCTTGGCTAGTATTCTCTTGAAAGAGTTCAAGAGGTTCTATTGTGATCGTGGTATCATCGCCTAAAATCGTTGACACTTGCGTTAGATCTTTACGGGTCGGTTTTAGCATATTACCAGTTACCGTTCTCACGGGTCTTTCATAGGTAAAATAAGTACCACTACTGCTATTTGTTTTAAATTCTTGTGTCCAATTACTAAAAAAATTCCATTTTCCATCCGGCAAACAAAGACTAAGTTGTGAATGTTCTGGTGTTTTTGTGCCTGTATTTATGCATGGAGCGCAAGGCATGCTTCTAGACATATCATTACTATTGTAAGAGTAGTCGATTTTACTCCCTTTCGTAACACCACTAACATCTGAAGATCCAACCGTTCGTAAGCCAGTGCACGATCCTGCAGCAATGGCAGGAAAGGCATACTGCATATTAGCGTGAAACGGAATCAGCATTCCAGCATGGCCCATATCCCACTGTTCTCTGTTTTTAATTACAATCGTTATTCGGCTTGCGTCTTTTGTTAACCAATAATCAAAATATCCACTTAAAGGTTCACCGCTGGGCATTCCAAATCCAGGGTAACCAACGCCTGGATAAAGGGGAGGAGCTACGTTTGTATGACCACCCGTAATGGAATAGTACATCGGGTATTGTCCCAGGTCACCAAATTCAATGCACCCAGGCTGTTCATGCCAATCTAAGCCGTCATTGTACTGCTTAAATACTCCAAAGGCGAGAGAGGTTCCACTGGTGTTTACGATATCAATGTCATATAACTTATAATTGTTTCTTCCCTTAGTAGCATCTAGTTTATCTTTCAGAACATCAAAGTTATCTGCACCATTGGTGTGAATGATTGCAGATGTGTCTAAAAAAAGTGAGGGTATCGTTACAAAGTGTCTTAACAGGTTTTTCGTCTGTAGTAGCCAATTACGATACGATTCTCCCTTGACGTGGGTCACTAGCATGATTCCAATATAGCAGCTGTTGATTCCATTGACGCCCTTCGCCTTAAAGATCGTGCCTCTCGGCCAAGGATCATTCCTCACCAATTCCCAAGCATCGTCACCGTGGATTTCAGTATCGGTTGCCCACGCAACGGTTTTGTCCAGTAAATCCTGTAAACTGGTTGCCTTACCTTTAATGTATGGCATAATGTCACCACCTTTAAAACCACTCTATGGTAAAGTAGGAATCGTTGTCCCGGCGCTGAATGTTGTTGAATACTTTATAGGTCTTGCCATTATAAATGACGCCGTCTTTGGTCGCTAAGTCTTCCCGATTGCCAATCCAGTACACGCCATCAAATTGACCAATCATGCCAATGGGGTTATTCTCGTATAGATAAAGGGGGTACATGATAACATTTTCTAACGTAAGTACATCATCAAATACGGTAAGGGTTCTGACGGGCGCAATATTGGTGGGCCAGACGCATAAATCTCCAAGGGTTTGGTTTTTACCCAGCCGCCAAGAGCCGTCTGGTCTTCGGATGGCTAAGGATGTATAGGTACCTGCTCCGGGGCAGATGAAAGAACTATGGTTTGTACTGGTATCGGTCCATAGCACCCCTTCATAAGCACTGCCACCAATGACTAAGGGATATGGGTACTGATTTTCAATGGCGATCGGCTTCATGAGGCCTAAATAGGCTGATTCATATTGAGTGGATAATTCGATTACTAGGATGAACCTGCTTGAATTTGCGCTTAACCAAAAGGTCATGAAGGTATTCGATACCAGCGGTATGGTTGGTAAGCTCGTCTGGGTAATAGCACCAGGTTGTTCTCTCCATGCAAGACCAGCGTCATATCCAGCAAAACCATTTAGTACAATGTCAATTTGTGTTCCTGTGGTGACAAGTTTCATGCCTACGTAAATTTCATCTGCACCATCTCCTGCACCTTTTAGAATGACTTCCTGCAGGGTGTCAATGTTAGCAAGTGTTACAGGGGACATGAGTGTCCATGCTTTCCCAGCATCAAAGTTAGCCGGATCCGTTAAAAAAGCAACAACGCCCTTGAGTAGTTCAAGGACGCTGTTTGCTGTACCGTTATAGGTTGCCATTGGATCACCTCCGTATATATTATGGGCATAGCAAAACCCCCAGAATTGTCCGAGGGTTGTTACTTGTTTATTTATTTTGTTAACGACTTGCTGCCACTTAGATTATAAGTAGAATTATCTTTAAATGTTTTTAAAGGCTAATTTCAAATACACTTCAGTCTGTCCAATCTAATTAAATGTACGCCAAACTAAAGATCTTACCCATCCAGCAATTGTCTTAACTTCTATGAACCATGCCAACACTACAATTACTAAACCCCATAACAATATGCTATTTATCCAATAAACATAGGGTAATCTTTTCTTGATCTTAGTTCCTAAACCGCAAGCTTCCTCACATTGACCATCAATACAATCACCATTATTACATTGAGAATAAATATTTCTTTTTGTCATTCTTGAAACAATATACATCAGGCAAAGAATGGTATTAAAAAATGTGAATCCACAAATAACAGAAATAAATGCAACTTTATATATAGAGGACTGATGCATACTAGTTAATGTTGCACTTGTAAAATTCATTCCACCTACAAATGCAAGCATGATAGCTGCAAATATGCCGATTATGGTAACTACCTCTGTTTTTAAATTTTCGGTTTCCTCTATGGTTTTATCCAAACTAGCTTTAGCAGTTTCCAGCTTCTTTGATTCATCATCAAGCTTTTGAGTACCTCTTTCGAGTTTTGTTTGGCTGTCTCTGATTCCTGTTTCCAAGTCACTTTGTTTGCCACTTAAAATTCCAATATAGTTCAAACGAGAAATTTCTAGCATAACATGATCATACAATTTACTCAGAGGCGTTGCTTTTTTGTTAAAGTCATCATGTTTAATTACAATATTTTTAAATGATTGAATATTATCTGATAAGTAATCCAATGAAACAGAAGACTGATTATGACTATTCTCTGCTTGCTTTTTTATATCAAAAATAACTCCAAGGATTTGAGAGTATGAATGTCTAAATTTACCATCGTAAATGCTCAATAAAATGCGTGATTTATCAATAAGCTTCTCATCGTTATATGAATCAGCAGATAAATCACGCAGGTAATTATTTAATTCATTTTGCTTCTTCTCTTCTTCCTCCTCGTTCATGCTTAGTTAGTACCTGTCGCATAAAAATAATCAAAAATCAAGTTTTTGGGTATGACTGACCGATTACCTTTTTTATTGTAAATTTCATACCAGGGGGTATCAACAGCATGCGTTTCCTCAACCAACTTCCATGTAGGTGTCTTTACTTTGGCTTTAATAACTGAATTAATGAGCTGTTTGTCTTCGGATCCGATTTCAGTTGTATATGAATTTAAAATAGGTGTTCCTGCATAAACGCAAAATTCATAATAAACATCTGGAACCACTGGACCGAATTGCCATGCTGAGATATCTTCTGTAAATAAAGGTTCTCCTTTTTCTTTATAGAATTCTCCTTGCACAAAGTATAAGAGTTTCTGTAATTTTAAATTACTGATAGGAGTGTCAGCCTTAAAACAATACGTTAGTATATATTTTGCAACTTCTAATGCACTATACTTCATTTCCAGAACCTCCTTTTCCTTTTATTATTATTATATACGAAAATAATCAAAAAAGTAAGACGAAATGAACTTTTGGGGATTTATATTTATACATAATATTACAATGTCCATTTGTTTGCTGCTTCAATTCAGATACCAGCGTTACTTTTCGGTGTTGATTACTTGCTGCCATTCGGCTAGCACGGGATCGGGGAGGACGTAGACGTATGATCCTGCGGCAGTTTGAAATCTCAATGCAATACGTTTTGCAGACGTAATTTCTTGAACTATACCGTTTGGCACTGAAACGATAATATTTGAATATATATCGTTCTTGTTAACCAAGGACATTTTTTTTGCTTCTTTAACAGCTATCTTTTGAACAGAATAATTGTCAATATTTATTTCCATAAAAGTATCTAAAAAAATGAAATCTTTTAAATTTATCCTAGTTGCCTGAATTTCATAATCTACCACTGCATTAGGCTGAATAATTTTACTGAAATAAAGCGACTTTAGGTTTGTAGGATCTGCATTAATTCCACTATTAATAGTCACTCCTTCAGTAAAAGTATCTATTCCTCTTGTTATTTCTGCACTAACCACAGTCACTCCCCATAACATAATCAAACTCAAAATGAGCGCGACTTTCCTCAAATCAATCACCCTTTTTGACTACAATATACCATTATTTGCCGTTTTAAGTCAATTAGCCTCGTATGTTTAAGATTTGGCGGACCATGCCAGAATTATTTTTCATAAAGTTCACCATTACTTTTTCTCCATTGCGGCTTTGAAGATAGCGACCAACTTCATTAGGATCTGTTACATTGACAACCTTTAGAGGTACACTAACATCTCCAGACTGCAATGAAGCAGCAATATCTTGTGGTCCTGCCATAGAAGCTACCGAATTTCCCATCAAACTTCCACCAGTAGCATATGATTTAAATATCCGGCGCGGATCAACACCATTGTTTAATGCATTCAGTGCGGATACGCCTAACGATTTAACCGCTGCACCTTTCATAACAAACTCACCATCTGATATGTTCAAGAACTTTCCAAAATTAGATGCATAGGCTAATATGCTATCGCTTATGCTAGTCCCTGGTCCCTTAACTAAACCGCTATCCATTGAACCACCTTCAGCAAAAGCAGGTACCGTTTGGGTAGGCATCGTAAATGTAGGGGTTGCCGAATTTACATCGCCTAACCCCAACATACTCATAATATTTTTAGTTACTGCCTCGGCATAAATCTTTTGAATTGACTGTAGAACAGAGTTAGCTAAATTACGAAAGGCTTCCCCAAGAGAATTACATTGCGTTATACCATCCGTGAGGAACGTAAGTAAGCCATCTTCAAAAGCCTGCTTGCTGGATTGGTGAATTTTATCAAGAAGAGTTGGAGTCTCGGCAAGTCTGCGATTTAATTCAGCAGATTTTTCAAGATCAATAATAGTAGTAGCGTTATAATTGGTGCCAACTCTTCTATCAGCATCGCGGAGTTCATCCGCCTTCTTTTTCTGTTCGTCCGCCTTCTTAGCATATGCCACCCTCGTCACCGCATCAATGGCATCCGACTTCTGCATACTAGTCAAGCCGCGATCAGCGTTGATCATCGAAATCTCATTTTGCAGCTCGGCATCAATACGCTGGATCACAGCATCAAAAAACGTACTTAACTTATCGCTAATCCCGCGAATAGTGGCACGGATTTTATTGGCAAGTTCCCGGTCATCACCAGCAGTAGCCAACTGCCGCTGCAACTCAGCAAGGATAGCTTGCGTTTTACCATTATACTGCTTGGCATATTCATCGCTCACCTGAGACGCGGACTTCGTACCATCGGCCATATTATTCAACAGATCAATCTGGACAGTAACCATTTCCTCGTTGGCGATTTCTAGGTTTTTCTGTGCTTGAGCAAAATCAAGCTTTGCAAACTCAGAATCCTTCAACTCCTGTGTCATTTTAGCTAAATTATCCATGCTATTTAATTTGAACTTTGTGATTTGTTCATCATATTTTGCAGCAAGTTCCGCTTTTTGCCTGCTGGAAACATCGCCGTGTACCTCTGCAAGTTGTTTAGCTATATCATCAGCTTGAGCAAATAGAGCTAATATATCTTTTTGATATTCTAATCCACTCTTCGTTAAGATCGGTTCAAATTTAGCTTTTGCTTGGGCAACAAAGGTAGTAGTAAAATCCTTTGCATTAAAGTCTAAATGTCCAGCAGTTGCTCTTTCGGAAGGATCAGCATATTCGTCAAGGACTTGCAGGCCAATTGATTTTGCATATGCGATCATCCTATCACGAATACCATTTTTATTATCTTCTAAATCTCTAGAAACAAAATCATCAACAACATCAAACTTGGTGCCACTTACGTGACCACCCCAGTCTCTAAGACCAGAGGAAACGGTCATTTGCTTACCTGTTTCTTTTTGGAACCAGGCACCCAGCATATCAATTGCACTTTTGGCATTATCTTTTAGACCTTCAATATTGACATTCCCAACTTCACGTGACCAAGCATTCCCCTCACCAGATACAGTTGATACAGCGGTTTCCACATCCGTTAGCGTAGCTCCAAACCTTTCTAATGCTGCGGTAGCTACTTTAATTTGCTCGTTTAACGAGCCTTGCTTTTCACGCTGTGTTTTATCATCTTTGTACATCGTACCATTTACGACTTCTAAGATTCTCTGCAATGACTCCTGGTCAACCTGTAATAGTTTATAGTCAAGAGCCGCTTTCTTTGTAGCGTAATCGGCTTCACTTATTAAAGTACCTTGTTGATGTAAGGAATCCAATCGAGCAGCATCGGCTTTAATCTGGGCTTTAGCCATTTCTGCATCGGCCTTGATTTGTGCTTCAGCTAATTTAAGAGCTTCCTGAGATTCTGCTAACGCCTTAGTGGCATTCTCATGCCTAGCTTTTAATTTATCAGCTTCAGCTTTCTCGTACTTTTTACGATCATCTTCAGTAGCCGGTATTGCCCTGATACCTTCTAACGCTGTGTTAGGGTGACTTAAAGATGATCCATCAGATGCTACCGTTTTCTTTCTTCCAGATATAATACGCCAAGCTTCTGCCATAATGTCGGACGCTTCTCGCAAGTCATGCAGGAGGTCTTTTATTCCCTGCCCGAAAAAGCTACTTAATACGTCAATACCTAATAAGTTTTCTATGGAAGTTTCTAAATCCACCATAGAAGAAATAATATTTTTTATAGTTTTGTATATATCAGATAGTCCTTGAAGAATTTCAGAGTCTGTCATCATTTGGTTCTTATATAATTGATTTAAAATATCTAACCAGTCTTTAAGCTCGTTGCGAACATCACGTATGCCCGTTAATAAAGCTGGATTTAGTTCAAGTTCACCTGTCTGCGTATTTAAATCTCCAAAAAGTCCTGTGATGTAAGATAAAGCATATTTAAAGTCCTCTTCAAAAGCTTCCGTTATCTTAGAACTAGCTATTACAGCTACTTCTTGTAGATTATCTATCTTCCCTTGTAACGTATCTGGAAAAGCATTTGATACATCTTGGAACCCTTTCAGTTTATCATACAAGAATGCATATAGACCCTCAGTGGAATTCTTAGCTTTTTTTATGTCTGCGTCAGTGATTCCTAAAGAAGTTGCTAATGTAGAAGAAGCAGGTTGTATACCGCCTTGTACTAAGTCTCTTACCTCCTGTACCATTTGCAATTGTGCGGCACCGTTTCCTGGTACAATTGCTTTAACTGCATTAGCCCCTAAGGTTGTTATCGTCTGTATTTCATCCAAACTCATGTCTGCGCCTAGTCCTGGAGCGAGTACAGCTCTATAAACAGTTACAAGTTCTTTTAAAGTGGCACCAGTTCTAATGGCATCTTTTTGCAATTTAGCAACACGGTCAGCAGATATTTCCATTGCCTTACTGAAAGATACAGCTTCTCCATTAAGGAGTGTCATGGATTGTATGATACCGGCAATACCCAGCTCATTAGCTTCCATTTCTTTAGTAAAGTCGAAACCAGGCATGACAATGGACATAGCCGCGTCCGCTACCTGTTTTAGCGCATACACTACTATAGCGCACTTGGCAATCGTTTCCCCTAAAGAAGAGTTCAGGCGTGAAATTTCTGAACTAGCATTACTCGGTCCACCAGATCCTCCCGAACCTCCTGATCCACCAGAACCCCCAGAACCGTTGCGCCTATTTCCTAAGTTGTTTAGAGAGGCACTGGCACGGTCAGCATTTTGGCGGAGTTCGTTAAGTCTAATGTTCATGCTGTTAACTTGCGCGGCAAAGTCTTGCAATCCTTTTAGTCCGCCAGCTAATGAATTGAGAAGATCTTGGTTATCTCCTGTGATCCTTACCCTAACATTCTTTGCCATTAGCTTTCCTCCTTTGCAATGCTAACCAGAACCTTAGCAATCTTTTCAAATTCTTTTCCATCTGCCCATACCGCCGCTCTTACGTCATAAATAAAATCTGCACGTCTTGCAGCCTCTAGTTTAGTCGCCTCACTATAGAAAAGGACTAGCTGATCTTTTGTATATTCAGCTATGTCCTCCATGGCGTGTCCCGATTCAATTAATCTTTGGGTAACTGCTCCCCAGGTAACTCCGCTGTCTTTCGACTCTTCATCACAGTCTTTAGCATTGGGGCCACCTTCTTGGTAAAAAAATCTTTATTCACCGCAATGGTTCCGATAAGAAGTTTTATACCGTCCTCGCCTTCTAACTCGTTTACCCAAGCACGATCCTTCCGAGCGCTTATAGCGAGTATATCGTATAATTCTTCTCCGCCTTCCATAACGATCTCACTAACAACTGTAAATAGGTCAGCACTTGCTTCAATCCCAGCATCACTTAGGTTAATATCTAACGTCTCTTCGCCACGTTCGCTCAGAACTTTTAAAAATGTTTTTACTATGCTAACGGATTTAGCAATAACCTCCGGCCATTTTCCAAAAACAAAAGGGCGGAGATTTATTTTCTCTCCGCCAATATCATCAAAGTTTAGGGGAAACAGTATATCCAATGACTCTTTTTCCTGTTTCATTATGCAGTCACTCCTTAATTCAATTTAATCAATCGGTATAAAGGTTCGTCAGGATGGTTTTCCCTATCATCTAGAACAGATACGGTTACTTGAAAAGATCCCGTATCATCTCCAATAAAACCAAGAGCACCATTTGGCGTAATATTAACGTGCCACATGTCTGCATTATAAGCAGGTCCCTTTGTAGGATCACCCGCAAAGAGCAGATACCCTTCTACGCTGCCTACCGTTGCCATTGCAATTTTAGGGTATGCCCCTGCTGGTCTATCATAACTCACTTTAACAGCTTGCCCCTCAGTAATACTTGATGTTGCAGGGATGGTGATTAAGCCGGCACGGAGCATAGATGCTTCCGTTTTAAAATCTTTACCCTCTACATACTCAGTCATTGGAGCCATTGCAACTATTTTATACATATCTCCGACTACAAATGTTTGAGATCCCGTTACTGCTAGCAGGACTTTAACGCCAAGCTCTAACGTAGCAGCAGTAGCTCCTGCGGTCACATCAATACTATAAGCCCCGGCCAATTCTTTTTTCCACTGAAACGTACATCCCGCAATCGTTCCTGCCACTGTAGGCGCTGCAGTGATGCGAATATAGTAATTTGCATCTTCTGTTCCTGAATAGGTCCCAGAGGAAGTTACAGTACCATTACTGGTATTGGTTGTACCATACGCCTCCGCTGGTGAAATCGACGCTACTTGTGTTGATGCAGGCTTAATACTTACCTTTGACACGTTGTAAGCGTCTTTTAATTGTATGATTCTTCCTGGACTTGCAATATAGGCTTCATCAGATACAGATTCATCGGTTTGCAGTAACACGCCTTCCTCACCCAGAAAAGCCATCGCAAGGTTTTCTGGTGTAAACTCTTCCAACGTGATGTTAGCTGTTGATTTAATCTCACTAACTACCTCTAAATAGGTTGTTTTGGCAGCATACATGGACTGCTTTTTTGTTATTTTAGTTACTTCCTCGTTAAGTTCAAAAGTCGGTACATTCCCAAGATGTCGAATCCCAGTAGGGTTCCCATCATTATCCCAGCGATCAAAAAATACTTTACCTGCACCAAGCAGCATATTCTTTGCGCTTGGCGTTGCTGTTTTTGCCATCTAATCACACCTCTTCCAATTTATTTTTAGTACCATTCGGCTGCCGCATAGTGGCCGATTGCTTTCGCCATCAGACACGATTCCATTTAGTTCGAGATTAATAAACATGTTCATTTCTTCCATAACCGCATCTGTCCAGCGTACAATGACTTCACATGCTTTTTCTTGCATGGCACATAATTCCTCATATCCCGCTGCTGGGTCTTTATCAGAGTTCTTTATCCAGCAGTCACACCAAATTGTAAGTTCGCCTTCCTTAGTCTTATATAGGTTCTGCGCGTCCTCATCATCCCAAATAAACTCTACACATGGATAAGGGTCTTTCGGCTTCTTTGCTCCTGCTCTTACGTCAATGCCAGTCATTTCCGGCTGCAGTTTGGCAAAGTCTCGCAAATGTTTTAAAAGTGTCCACCAAATTAAATAGCTCATGATCGATAAATAGGAACGCTCATAGGATAAGTTACTTTCGTTGCTAACCCACCGCCTAGACCGTCTTTCCCACCTGTTAACGCATCTGCTGTGATTAATCCTTCCAGCCTTTCCACTTCCTTCGCCCAATAAACACGTTTCAGTTCATAAGCGTCTCTCCCGTCTTCCCCTTCACTATTCATTAAAGATCGGTCTCGCGCAATATCACGATATGTCAACGCTATTGATAACCGCTTCACAATATTAGGACAAGGGATTGGTATTTTCGAAGGAAACACACTTAATGAAATGGCAAGATCGTTTATATAGGCATCTGAATCAGAAATATAATCTTCATCGACAAAATCTTTTAATAATTCATCCTTATAATTACTAACTACGCTATAGCTCACGATAAACCACTCTCCATAATCGTTCGTTGTGCATATCTGTCAAAGATAGCATCTATACGAGCCGCACAATCATCTAAGGCATTGTACAGGAACGGATCTGCCTTAGTCCCGGGATGTCTCACGCTTGTAGCAAAAGCAAATCCACCTGCCGTAACCCACCGTAACGACTTCTTATTTTTTGCTCTAATCATATGAGGCTTAGTGCCCTCATGCATAAACATAGCATGTAAGGCTACATTATTGTTCAGCCTGACAAAACCAACATCTAATCCTAGTTTAGAGACAAACTGAGTTTCAATGGCACTCTCGGCCGCCCCAGTTCTAGTTCTAAATTTATGTTTTGCTCTGGCTTGCCTTTGGACAACAACGGATGCTGTCTTTATTGCCAGCCTATTATTACGGATAAAGGCATTGCTCAGATTGAGTAATGCCTCCTCCGTTTCTCTCGTACTAGCGTCCATTACGCAACCGTAGCAATTAGAACTTTATCGCCTTGCTCGAAACTAGGCAATACAATTTCAGAAACGACAGTGTTGGTATTAACAGGATGAACTTCTTGATACGTAGTAATTGCGATACCGGTATTAACGATTCGTACAGCAGCTGCATTATTGCCGGTCATCAAATCCGATTCCTCTGGAGTTGTACCAAAATACGTATTGCCCAGATTGCCGGAGGGAATCAATGTAAACACATTGTCTGGGAAATAGGACTTGCTAGTGTCATTATCAATACGGAATTTCTTGCTGTATACAGATACAGAAATACCAACCTTGTCGAATAGGTAATTACGTAAAATACTGTCGGTAACTACGGTAGTGCCATTCGTTTGAATATCTAATCGGATCTGTTTGTTAGACAACAGGTATCCCCATGTTTTACGTGTGCAAATCGCTCGAATCGGTCTAACCCCTGTTAGCTCTTCCATATTATCCTGCCACCCAATAATATCAGTAACTGGTGTAGCGGTATCAACAGCAGACCATTTAGACTCAGCCACTGTGATTGCCTTTTTCTGAGCTGCCTTAAGCTTGTAATCATAATCATATGTCAAAGCATTTACAGCAGATGCAATAGAGATTTTTCCAGTAGACAACAGTTGCATGATCATGCGCTCAGGAACAACAATAGCACCACGAATCAATTCAGCAGCATCGTCATATATTTTGCGTACAATTGGCTCTAACAGTGCTGAATTAGCAGCAGATAACATGATATTAATATCTTGACGATCACGTTCTTTAATGCTCATAGCTTCACGGAAGAACGGCATTTCGGTTTCAATCTTACTTACGCCGATTCTGTCACGTATAGGCGCTTTCGCATCAAAAGCGGCAGGTGCCAAAGATACAGGCAGTCCACTCGCTCCTTTAATCCAAGACAATTGTAATCCTAGTTGTTTTCTTGCTGGGAACAATGCGGCTCCCAAGAATGGATCTGTATTACCGCCAGTTTCCTGCAGTGTATCCCAATACGATCCGATTTGTTCGGCATTTACGATATCAGATAAAATCATTTATTAGTTTCCCCCTCTTATTTTTAGGTATAAAAAAATACGACTACTTATAGTCGCTCAATTTGATTTGCTATTATAAATTATACTAAGAACTTTATACCTCTAAGTGCAGTAACTGCAGCAACATCTGGCGCAGCAGGCAACTTAGCCTTTGATATAAATCCATGAATTACGGCTGCTCCTGGGGCATCCCCATAAGTAACATCAACATCATAGAGCAGTACGCCCTCGGCATCGGCATCATTTTGAGTTGTTGCTTTTGCTGTCAGGCTAGACAAAAATCCACCGCCAATTATGGTACCAGCAGGGAGTATCTTTTTGCCATCAACATTTACCACGATGGCAGCGTCCGTACTATCTACCATTACGGGTACTGCAACGTAGTGGTCCGTAAACGCCAGGATATTTATCCTGTTTGAGTAACTTGTTTCAGTAAATTTCATTTTTTTATTTCCTCCAATTATTTTTATTGACCATTCCCACCAAAGAAATGAGTCTGAGCGTCAAACGCAACCTTAGAATTATCTGCAGTTTGTTTAGCAAGAGCAGCTCCCAGACTAAGTGGTTTACCGTCAGCACCTTTAGCGGTACTTAACGGATTTGTATTTGATCCACCACCAGGTAATTGACCATTACTGACAAACTCAGGGCGAGAAGCTAACCAGCCTTTTACTCCATCAGCAATCTTAACGGCAACGCCCTTCTCATCAGTAAATGTTAGAGAATCATCATCACCAATCTCAACTTTACCGAATAAAATATCCACCAAATCTTCTGGACGTGCAGCCTTATTTTCGGTTAAAGCTTTTAATAACTCTTGCCGCTTGGTAGCATTATGACGCTTACCGCGTTCTTCACCTAACAGCCGATCAGACTCTTCCTTTTCTGCCTTACGTGCTTTTTCCAACTTATCCAGGCGCTTCTGTAAAGCGTCATCGCTCTTGCCCTTAGTTGCTTTACCAGCCTCAGCAAGGGCGGTTTCAAGGTCATCATCTTCATCAATGCCCAGAATATCAAACACTTTGGATAGCTTTTCTTCTGTGGTTTTAAGCTTCTTTTCAAGCTCTTTTTGTGCTTTGCTTCCAGTTTTATTTTTAGTGGAAGCAGCGGCAATCTCCGCCTCTTTAGCAGCTATTAACGCTTTTAAACCCTCAGCAAGTTTAGAACCTTCTGGAGTATTAGCCAATGCCGCCAATAATTCTTCTAATGTCATAGTACGATTCCTCTCTTTTTAAGTTCTTCACGGCATTCCTCATCGGTCATGCCCATTATTTTTTCAGTGCGAGATACTAAACCTGGTAGCATTTTCTCTATGGCCTTATTACTAGCATTCAAGGTTGCTAAAATGCTATCATCCGTAATCTCACGATTGAACAGCTCGGATAGATATTCTTCATTATTCGTCATAGCTATTGAGGATACTTACGCATCCAGACCACCACCCCTTTATTTTAATCTAGTTGTTGGCGTCTCATGTCCCGCCCATAATCGCAATGAATTCTGCCATGATCCATCCCTTTCAAAGTCTTTCAATCCATCAGCTCCTAACAATGATAATTGTTGTTTTCTTGTAGCTCCGTCAATGTACTTAGCAATTGCATTCGGATTAAATTTAGCATTTTGGAGTAGCATAGCTTCCTGAACTCCGTCGATATCCAGGTTGCCAATATACACAGGAGTAACAGGACACAGACAGTGTGGATGTGCAGGACGCCTTGGAAACTTATCTTTAGGATAAACCCCCTTACCAAGACCATAACAATCGACTTTGGCATGTATGTCGCATATGTCATATACAGGGTGCCTGCTGCTTAAATCCCACCGAAAAGCAATCACGTCAGGATCTTCTAAGTGTTCCGCAAAAAAGCCATCACCCCAAGCCCTGGATATCTCTGTCCTGGCTATACGATCAGCAATATATCTGGATTTTTCCTCTACCGCCACAGACACAGCTTTATCAATTGCCTTATCATTCAAATCCTTTGCAGCATCAAGCAAGTTTTTAAAAGATTGTTTCATCGCTCTTGTAGGAGCACCGTCCTGTGATAACCTGCTGATTTGATATTCAGCTTTAGCAACGGCCTTGTTATATTCCCTCAACGCTGCTTTGTCTTCGGCAAGGATTCTCTTCGCTTGCTTGACTAGATCGGTAAGATATTCGGGCAATTCCGCTTTTTTAGTGATATGTCCAGCATTATAGCCATCATACAAGGCCCGTGATGTTTTTACCCAGGTTTCACCTTGCTTAATGGATTTTGAAACTGTGTCCACAATCGTTTGACGTATCTCTGCTTCATTACCATGTAGACGAGTAGAAAGATTCATTTTATCCGGCGCCCAGGCTTCATTTAGTATGATACTGCGAGTTTCAGCAACATTAACAGTATTTATTGCCTTACCTGTTTTCTGCTGGACGTCCACATAAACCTCAACATCACCCACCCTAGAGCTGGTTATTGTTTTGGTTGTACTGGCGGCATCATTCGTAACCATTTTGCCAAGAAGTGAAGCGGAAACGGCAGCATCAGTAATGTAATTTTTAAGCTCCAGGAAGAACTTTTCATCTCCTAAAGCAAGACTGATTGCCTTTTCAGGCGTATATCCATCTGCAAGGTATTTTTTAATACGCTCGGCGGTCTTAGAGGCTAATACTCCATATTTTTTCTGATACAGTGCAAGAAGCAATAACAATTCATCGTTTTGACTCATGATCCAGCAGCTCCTTGGCAACCACCTCATCAATAAAAGCTTGCTTAAGTAGCACCTTCACCGCCCATTTAAGCAACTTGTGTCGTAGTTGCTGGTACAGGTGTTTGATTCGTTGCATTCGCCTCACCCCCTAAACCGATAACCTTTTCTTGCGCTGCCAGCAAGGACTTAGCTATTTCTTCTGTCATACCAAAAAACGCCTGCATCATTATTACAGCCGCTTCAGGAGCTATTGCTTTACTTGCCACCGCCGTTAATATCTCTACAGCAGATGTAACGGAATCACCATCAAATTTATAAGTCTCATCCTTGGCCGTTGCATCGATATCATCAACAACAGCGTCAAATTCATCTTCGGGCAAATCATTTAAGTACACATCAACAGCCTTTTTCTTAACTGCTGTATTAAACCGGCCGCCAATGTTAAGGTCAAGTGCCTTGCCAACACCATCTAATTCACTAACAATATCAACAATACCAAAATCATCAGAGTACTTGGATTGATAATAAACCTCTGCTTTGGTCCATAATCCAAATAACTCCGCTATGCCATATTCAGCAGCTTCACAATTATTTGCAAAATCAGCTAGTGTCTGATTGGTCTGCTCAAAGTCCCAGGATTTAGCCACCCCAGACGCTTTGGTTTCAACGCCTGTAACGTGGGATTGTTGCGCCATGCGGTATATCTCTTGGACGAGTTCCTTGCGTTCTAAGCGTAGCTGCTCCAGAGGCGCACTGTCAGGAGATATATAAGCAGGCGAGTTACTTACGGTACCATCGTAACAAACAGCATTCTCGGTACCAGTAAGCATTTCCTTGACTTTGTCTTGATCTGCGCTAGGCCCCATCGGATAGGTAAGGATGCTAAATGTCTGCTTGGTAATAATCTCATCAATTTCAGAACAGAGGTTATAGATCCGCTTATTTGTCTTAGCAATACTATAAAACTCAGATTGAGGCTTTAATTCTCCTGGATCTGCCTCAGCGCCAAGCAACACAACGACAGGCACTTTATGAATCAAATTAGGACCTGTTTTCTCAGTGGTATCTTGACCGCTACATTTCCAGGTTGATTGCGTCCACGTCCAAACCTCTTTCGACTTCCCATTGCTGCCAGAATTATCTCCTGCAATGGTGTAGGTTATGCTTGTAAGCGCACCCGCTTTGTTTACGGTGTAGTCAGTCACCTGGTGAGGTTTAACGATATACGCATACGGAAATGCTCTCGTTTTCAACACCTCCGCCATTGATCCAGGCTGATCACTGACATTATCAACAACAATAAAAGCCGCTCCGTGTAGCTTTGCTATACGTGCAGCTCTCTTCATGAACTTAGGTAGTTTCGTTTTAACCGTATCAACATTTTCATAAAACAAAGAAAACAGATTCGAACCATTGTTTTCTTTACGCCCGCCCCAGTCTCTAGATGCATCTGTGCGAAATATAGGGTTTACATGCGAGTCAATAACAGGTTTCACATAGTTTAGATAATAGCTTAGCTGTTTACGAACATTATAATTGTCAACTGACTCGCGTGGACGTTTAACAATGTATTCGCCATCCTTAAAACCGCCTGTGGCATAGTAGGAATCTTCCAAGAATCTATAATCAGGATTTGCGATTAAATCTACAATCAATGTGCTGTCCCTCCTTTCTATTTTTATCCTAAAATTTTACATGTCAATATTCGATAACTGGTTCTTATTGGACGTTGAGAAAAGTTATTTTTTACATCTGGAATGCCATATTCATAGTCGGTGGTACGTATATCGCCAACGCCAATGCATCACCTAAATCTGGTGATTTTAAGCCGCGTTTTTTCATTTCCTCTTTACGCTCTAGTTCAATATCACCATCAGAGTTCACTCTGTATTTACGGTTACTAAGTTGGCTAATTTGAGAATTGTTATACCAAAGAGTCAGTTTGTTATATCTCAATAACTCTCTGATCGTGCCCCACATCATGCCTGTACTGTTAGAGTACCGCACAGGATCGGAAGTAAACAACTTACCACCAGCCCCGCCAAAATGACCTTCAATCACTGTTACATGTGTCATGTTCCGCTGCTTAACAACTTCTTTAACCCTGTCATATACACCAACGCCAAGACCATCACAGTCAACACGTACTGACATTGGGATACGTCCGTATTTATCCGTATATCGATCAAGCATTTGAATGACACGCCCTGCCAGTTGCATCGTGTCGTTGTGGTTATATATTTCTGGTTCTTGCTGATGCTGGCGATTAAACACAGGACATAATACGGATTGATCATCACCAAATCTTGCAACATCAACCCCAATATCAATCCTGTGTGGTTTAATTATTAACAGCTTTTTAACGCTGTTACGCTCTACCCAATCGAGAGGTATAAAGCTATCTGGCATAGCCTTGGGGAAATTACCCTCGACACGTACACGAAATACATCGCTATCCTCACCAAACATATCAATGATCATTTTAATATATTCTTTGGTTACCCTCGGTGAATTGCGACCATCTACGTGGAAGGGGTTATAAATCTCTCTATTGTCATTGTGACTGTCGTAAAACCAGCCTGCAAGGTTTGTAGGATTACCACACGCCAATAGCCTGGCTCCTGCAGTCGATAGCGAACCCAAAACAGGTTCAAAAATCTTATCAGCAACGCCGGACGCTTCGTCTATGATATAAAGAATGTGGTCAGCATGGAATCCTTGCAAAGCGTCTGGTTTAACCGCTGTACGAGGAACTGCGAACCACTCTTCTCTATGTGCCTTATGATAAAATCGTTCGTCTGTCCACTCGAACAAGTCGCCGTCAGCCGATTGACGATTCCATTTATTTAGTTCTGCCCAAAGAATATCATGCAGTTGGTGCCTTGTTGGAGCCGTACAGGGTATTTTGGGAAACGGGCGGGAGTACATAAACCACTTAACAGTCCACGATTCAAGAGCGGATTTTCCAATACCATGACCGGATCTGACAGAAGTTAGCTGGTTATTGGCAACGCTTAGTAATATTTCCGCTTGGATATCGTCAGGCGTTACCCCAACTACTTCTTTAACATAGTCAAGGATATTATCAGCATAATACGTAATAACATGAGGCTGTAGCAGTATGGGTTCAACGCTAATCATCGGTTAGCCCATGCATCTTGCACACGTTTAGCATGATCTTTGATTACGCTATTATTTTCAACGTCTTCTACTTTATCCAGTCCCTCTGCAATCCGCTGGCCCTTTTGTATTCTCTCAAGAGCTGCAGTTAAATAGTTTAATCCTTGACGGTCAATAATACCGCTGACAATATCTTTCGTTTCTTCCTCAACGATCACTTCCTTGGATGGTTTCTTGGCAGCAGGATCATAGGTAATCGTTTTAGTTTTAACTTTATTAGTAACAATATAATTTTCTAGCTGCTCGACTGCTTTTTCTATTTTATCAGCCAGCTTATCCGATATATTAAGTATCCTTGCATTGCGGTCAGATTCTTTCTCAGCAATCTTCTCAATTGTTTTAGTCACAATTTTTGTGACTTTAGTGCGACTTGTTTGTGACTTTTCAACTTGCCACTTACTAGCCTTGCGCCTTAGAACGTCATAATTAATACTCTCCTTCTCGGCAAAGTCTCTGAGATTCTTATAGCTACCACTTAAATACTTAGCTTTAATTTTGTCCCAATCATATTTTTCTCGTGCCATCACCTCACCTACTATCTTATTTTATATTTTACCAACATGATTACTCACCCACTTACCATTGCTTTTACGGCAATTCGGATTATCTACCCGCATAAGGTCTTTATAGTTATCACGCCTATCTTTAAACGTACGACACAAACGATTCACATAGTAAACGACTGTAGCACCACACAGCAGTTTATCTGGATCGTTATATTCACAGAGTTTATTGTTACAGCGTAGTTGCATGTGTGGTGTACACCTCCTTGGTTTTAGGTATAAAAGAAAACCGCCCTATTCGGACGGTTAGCTGTGCGACATACTTATTTTTAGAAAGCAGAATTTTTAAAGTCTACTAGCAATGCGCATTCCCATGATTACTAGGGCTAATAATACACCGCCCTTTATAACTTCCCAATGTTGTCCCAAGTTTTCTATCATATTTGCATCACCTTTCCTTAATCTAAATTTTTATATACTTAAATTCGGCAAAAGGCAACATTTTCCTCTAAGATTTGACTGAGTAATACTTGTGATATCAATCTTTGATAATTGTAGCTTCTAAATATTCTTCTAGATGTGGTAATTCAACTGGCGAATATAAGAATGTAGTTCCATTATTCGATTGCTTGATTATTATTATAAAAAATGCATTTGCATAATCTACGTCAGGAAGTCCCGAAACATAAACCCTCCCGTCTCCTTCCCATAAAGTATGCTTACGAAAACATTCTTTAGCTGTTTCTACTAATTTTAATATAGTTTGCTTCGCTCCCTCTACTTGTTCGACCCAAACTTCTTTCTCGACATCTGTAATAATCTGTTCAAGTGTCTTGAAAGGAACAAAATAATCTATTGGCGGCATTTCATAAATATACGCTTTCTCCATTTACACCATCTCCTCATTATCATTTTCTACACATTTCGATAAAAAGGTAAAAAGTTCCTCTATTTACATATAGCAAAACCGCCTACATATGTAGGCGGTTTCGATTCGTTATATTTATTTCATATTACCATATTATCACGGCAGAAATCCTACGTCAATTTCCTCTTTGTCGCATTGCTGAAAGCCCGTCAGCCCCGAATATTAAAGCACTTAACATCTCTGAACTCTCGCGGTTGTCTCGATAATAGGTGCTTCTGTCAATATTTTCGGCTTCACATATGTCAGCAATTTTAACTTTATCAAAATAATTGGCATGTAAGATTCTATATCTTCTTTCATCCTCCGCTTTACCTGAAGTCTCACAATAAATTTTATACAATTTTAACATTGCTTCCACATGGGCCATGATAGTAATCGTTCTTATTGTGCTGCTCTTAATAGATTCTATATATTCTTCTTTAGTGCATTCACCTAAAGATTCTAATATTTCTACTGGCTTTTCAGTAGATTCCGAGCTCCTACTATAAATAGCCTTGTCGCAATATTCTTTTAAGGATGTATAATGCTTCAGAAGCATACGCGTATTCCATAGCCTAGTGGTATATTGCGTTTTTTTCTGTTCTTGCCATTTTTTATCCCAAGCTTCTAAAGCTGCCTTTGCTCCTGCTTCACCTGCTATTTTTGCAATCTGTTCTTTGTTCATATTTTATCACTTCCTCGTATTCATGTAGTTTTCATAAAACATTCGTAGTTGTTTCAGCGACTCAATTAATATATTTGAGTATGGCAGCAAGTATTTTCGTTCGGCATTATACTGCTCAACGTTTTTCCAACCCTGCTGACCATTCGGATCTATGATTGGCTGAATAATAAATCCATACTGATTGTCTATAATAAACCTAGCTCCTGTTGCTCTTATGATTTCAAGCTGTTTGGCTAGTTCTCGGTTATGTCTATCAGTGATGATAAATAATTCTAGCCATAACCAGCTGTCATTAGGGGAATATTCGTAGCTGTCTTTGTATGAGTAACCTAGATCACTTCCAATAGGCGGAGGTGGTGTAGGTTGTTTTTGTACGTAATCGTATATTTCCATGAAGTTTTACCTCCTATTTTTTATTAAGGTAGTTCAAGTTGCGTCAAAGTTGGTTCACTAGTTAGTTCACTTAAACCTAGGTAAAACGTGGCTCCATGACAATTGAACTAACTGAACTAACCATTTCAGGGGGTATATATATATTATTATTATAAATATTATTTTTTCATAAATGTCCACTGCTAAAATACATTTATAATCAATGTCCATATTTAAGAAAAATAAAATCTATAACGTATCATCTATCTATATAAGTTAGTTCAGTTAGTTCAATATATAGTAAAGGCACGTTTTTACTAGGTTAATAGTGAACTAACTTATGAACTAACCACGAACTAACTTAATAATTTAGATAGTTACTTTATTCCTCTTTAATCTTTATCACCCACGGCTGAACACGGTTTATTCTTTTACCTCTTACTGCAAAGGTTCGCTTCTCACCAACTCTTGTTATTGGTATCCTGCCTAAGTCAGCCCACTTGCGGAATATTTTATCCGGACTAAAACCCTGTTCTTTCATGGCCTTTGCAAGTTCTGTTTTCAGGATACAAATATAATCATCTTCAATGTATCCCAATATTGGCATTGCACTTTTTATATTCAGCGCAAACCTTCCATTATTCGCGGCAATCCATCCCAGCATCCATTGCCAAGCCCGTTCAGACTCATCGGCATCACCGTTATTAATCAGGTGATTTTCAATTATGTACTCCGCGGTCTGTAATGCTCCACGGCTAGCAGTATCCTTATCCTCGCCAAAAACGTACATACTAGATAGTTGATCCCCTAAAGCAGTATGCGAAATAGCATCGATATGAGAGTCTATTTTTTCAGGGTATTTTTGTTTTAATACCATGCGTAATTTTTGATAAATATCTCTTATTTCAACATGGTTAGCGGTCAATATATGAGATAAAAATATTCTTCCTGCATGGCCGTAATGCTGTTCCATGACACCATATAAGTAACTGGCAAACTCTTGATTATTAACAAACGGTCCCCCATTAATTTCAATTATACGAGTAATAATACCGCCTTTGGAATTATCCTTAACAATCGGTGATTCAGCGTTAGTAATCATGATCGTACGCCAGGAAGATGACTGCTGCAGTCCTTTAATGGTACCCCGCTGCTTGCCTCTGCCCTCGGTGATCATATAAATTGTCTTATTCTCAAACTCTGCCCTTCGATGTTCATCTAAGGTTTCTAACTCGCTGACACATAGGGGAAGATCTGAGCATAATGCAGACATCCTCTCTATACCTGTTTCGCTCGAACTGGCCAATATTTTAATTGTACTTGGTTTACCCCAAACAGATAACGCTGCATATTGTGCTGCAGACTTTCCATCCCTGGAGTCACCCCAATTATGAATACCGAAGATCCGCTGACCTGTTATTTTTAATAGTGGAGCTGCAAAGGAAGCTGCTAATATAAACCTAGCTTTAGGATTTTTCCGTAATTCACCCATAGCCTGCAGCCAGGCGCCATGATCCCCTGCAATGGAATACCCGTCAATTACTGATTGTGGGGCGATATCATCCGTATCTAATACATAATTATTGCTCATGCCTGGACAAATAAACTCCGTATCGTTGTTACGCCAGCCAAATTTTGAGACTCCTACCCGATCAGGGATTACTTGAGAATTAGCAGCTTCAAGTTCCGATAGCCATTTTGTAAGTATTTTAGCTGTATCTGAGGTAACCACCAATCCTGAATCAGCCAGGCACATGATTTTCTTGGAATCGAAAATCGTTGATTTCGGTAAAATCACATTACGCCAGTTGCCTCTGTGAGTTTTAAATGATAAGGAAGCTTTCTCCTGATTGGTATCGATATTACTGATTCGCTCATTGATGATAATAGGGGCATAAGTAGCTTTATTATAGGTAACGTTACCTTGATCATTGACCTTACACGCTGCGACGCCATCATTTTTGAATACCCATGCTGCATATTGTGAGGGGTTACCTGGTAACATTAAATTAATAGGTACGTCTGGTACCGTTTGGGATAGCCAGCGGACGCCATTCGAATCCCCTGCTGGAATAGTTTCACCCTGACCGCCTTCAATGACGGAAAATCCAGCAGCTTCACGCTTATATTTGCCAAGTTCTTTTTTTAATGACGCTTTATTTCCGCTATATCTATGTAAAAAATCATCGAAAAACAATGGTTCTTTTTGTTGTACTAAAGCCAATGCACCCAATATTTCAGAATTATTAACATTTTCCGGTGTTGGCATAATGATATTTTTTATCTTAGCTATAGCCTGAGGCACAACTCCCAGGGACCAACCACAGGGGGCAGCAATACCGCAACCTCCTGAAGGGCAACCTTTAAAACCAACACTGGTACAGATGTATTCACAATTCTGAGGGTTCATATTCGTCAAGCATTCATTAATTTTTTCATCACTGATTTTATAACTATAATTTTCAGCCTGTGACAGAATTTTATGAGCTACCTCTACGCCATCTACCGCACGAACAATATTCGTAATCGCTGCTAGTTTTTCGTTATAGGATAGGTTTTTAAAATTAAGTTGTACATGCTGCATAAAAGCACAATTATTCAGCATATGTACCGCTGGACCATCAGTAGGTCTGCGCTCAAATGAATGAGGTCGATCAGCAGTATTAATTGGTTTTTCTGCAATAATCTCTGACAATAACCATGCAGGACACTCTGATACGGTCACTTCATCCGGTCGTGAGCTGCACTCCCATATATAATCACCTTCTGGCACTACAGATGGAGCTGCCACGATATAACCACCATTACCACGGGTATCTAAACCATTCCCCAACCTACCAGTGCTATTTGAAATATTAGTACCAGCAGGATATTTAAAAATGATATGCCTTCCACCTGTGGGGGTGATTGCCTCTACCGTGTCTGGTATTAAGCCTCCGTGATCGTCTAATAACTCTTTAAGGGATTCGTTGCCGTCTATCCCTTTTGCCTCATTGGTACCGTGTTTTGGTCCATCTACATCTAGAACAAATATTCCGGACTTTTCACCTGTTGCAATTCCGATATTCGCATTTGGCCATTTAGACCACCATTGAGCAATTATACTTGGATCAATAGTGGCCTCATGTTGCCATTCTTTTATCTTGGGCGGGAATTTACTATTTTCGGTGAGAGGAATCACATGCCAACCCATTCCTGCATAATATAAGGCTGCTTGTCTTATTTTTGAAAGTTCCATATGTCACCCACCTTAATTACCTTAACCAAATTAATTTTTTAGCCGCTCTCGTTACTCCCGTATATCTCCATCGTGCTTGCTGCGTCGGATCATTCCGATCTAGCCAACTATCATCATATAAAACAACATTGTCCCACTCACTCCCCTGGGAAGCGTGGCAGGTAATGCAATACCCATACTGCAGTATGATTCCTTTCAACGCATTGCGCCGCTGCTGATCGTTTTCCCATAAGGCTAAAGGATTATATTTCAATTCTGTAAACTCAGCCGTATCTTCAAATATGGGCCTTAGATTTAATTGATTCGAGGAAAACATAAAACCATCTGGCTTCCAGGGTAATTTACTTATAACTTGTTTTTCTTCTACGAGAGTTACGTATCCGATCAATCCATTTACTAGCGCTGTTGGCAGTCTGCCATCAACTAAAAGAGTATCCCAGCTATTGCGTCTGCAGATCATTTTGTCACCTACGACGGGCAAATCACCAGTAAAGCCAAAATACTGCCTGGCTTGATGATTGACGGCGTTAACTGTCGCATTTCTGGCAGCTATAAACTGATCTGCCCATTTAAATATTTCAAGATTGCTGAATAGGTCAGTTTTTGACATTTGCCAAATGCAATCAGGATAACTTTCATCTTCCTTAAGGGGTTTGCCCTTTCGGATCTTCTCAGCCAGGTAAGCAATTGGACTCCCTTCATCCTGGCGCATGATTTCCTCGAGCGTTACGTCCGGATTAATTAATAGTTCCGATTCTTTACCTTGCACCGGTGGGAGCTGAAACGGATCTCCCACTGCAATAATGGGGATATCGAAACTTAATAAATCATTGAGTATTTTTGTATCGATCATGGAAGCTTCATCCACCATGATTATTGTTGGTTTAGGCTCTAATTTTTCTTTTAATTTGGTCTTATATTTAACCCTGTAAAAAACTTTTCCGTCCTCTTCACAACGTGTTTCCTCTGGAATAGTTTCATATATTAGACGGTGAATCGTAGTTGCTGGCATTCCTCGTTGCTGCATAACCAGAGCAGCTTTACCGGTGTAGGCACAAAATGCAATTTTATTTTCAGCCAGCTCAGCCGATACCATGGAAGATAAATAAGTTTTTCCGGTACCAGCATAGCCGGCTATTTTAAATATCTGCTCGTTACCGTCTAGCCACCATTTTTTCGCGCGGTCAAAACCTACTTGCTGCATTCGGTTTAGAGTCATGACTGGCCATCCTTAAACGCTGGACCAGACACACAATCCTGATCAATATATCTTGGTCCTTGCCCATCTTCATAGCATTTATTAACATATTTGCATACCTGGCAGTGTTCAAATTGAACTTTAATAACTCTACCGTTTGTATTAATTAGTACATTTTGTTTGATTGACATTACCATTCGTCTCCTTTCGTTTTAACTCCTTAAAATATTTATTGCATCCTCTAAACTCCGTGCCACCCCTGCTCTGGCGCCTAAGCGTTGCATTTGATCGATAAAATTTAATTGGTCCTTAGTTGGTCTACCTGTCAACGTTTTAATTTCAAGAAAACCTGTCCTGGCAAATTGTTGGCCAACCATTTCTGGCGTGATTACAATTGGCGTAATTACCAGCAGGTCAGAAAAGCCTTTCGGTAAACCTGTATTAAACGGTCTTGGATTTATAATTTTTATGGATCGATCAGGATTTTTTATAATTTTATCACCAGTATAAGCTTGGCCAACATTTGCTCTAAAGCAGGTACCTAGATTATTTTCAGATATGCCGATACGGATTAAGTTTTGTATGTCGTGCTCTGACATTTTTCCAGTAAAATTAATAATATCTTTGGTTGTTACCCATGGATTACAATCACTCATGGGTTCACCTCTACACCATCAAAATCAATAACGATATTGCCATGGGTTAAAACATTTACTGCATAGATTTTCTTAATTTTTATTGTTCTGTTTAAATCAGTGACTGCATTGGTGGTTTGTAATACTCCACCGACTTTAATTATGTCGTGGGGGGTATCTTTTTTTATGAAATAGCTGAAGTCTGGACATACTTTACTCATGAGTTTTTACGCCCCTCCCCAGCAGTTTTTCTTTATCTAATATTGTATTAACAACCTCAATATCAGCGACTATAATAAACGCTTGAGCCCCGTAAGGTTGTATAGGTCTTAACAATTTTTCAGCATCTGAATCACTGACGGATACCTTGACATATGCAGGCCTACGTTTACCGTTAGCCATAGATATCTGCATCATATTAGCATTAACGTTATATAATCTTGTTCCATTAGTTGCAATAATTTCCTTAACTAAATCCCATGTTTTCATCCCTATTCACTCCTCCAAGCTGATTAATAATTTATGTGTTCCGTCGCGTAGTGATTGCTCTTCTTCAGATATCCCATATCCAAGCTTTTCAAGGAAGTCATAAACCGTGTTTAATGTTTCATTGTTATCATGATGATTATTCCAGTCATAATAGTGTTCTCGTTCTGAATCAAGTATTAAATAGGTCGCAGTTAGAAGGTGACGTTCCGGCTGAGTAACAACTTGATCCTTAATATTATCAAAATTCAAGTCGTTTTCTTCATCTTCTTTTATTTCAATGTTGACAAATTGGGCGAATTCTTCGGCGTCGGGAGTACAATTATCACCTAACATCGCCCGCAATGAATATTCAATTATGACACTCATGTTCTTTTTTGCTTTGGCATTTGATATTTCTTTAATAAAACTACCTCTAAGCTGGTATGCCCGTTTTGATATTTCATCTAAGGCAGCGCGGCGATTGTCACGCTCTCTTTGTTTTTCAAGCCATACTGGATCTTTTTGAGATGAAGCGCCCTGGTTGGCATTATCATCTTTTTTGTATAAGGTTATAGCGCCATAATTCTGTATCTGAAAAAAATACTCTACAGTATCAGTATCATCCGGTGTAGCAATTTCTGGATTTTGCGACGGATAATACGATTTAATATGCTGTAATCCGTTACCACTTTCAATTCTCTTTGCGAATTTTTCAAGTTCCGCTATTATTAATGCTTCATTTTTATCGTTCTTTTCCTTATTAAGGGCGTTCTGCAACTCCCACTTAAAATTAGATGTTCCGATTTTATCAAGAACTTTGTTCCTCAGGCTGATATCCTGAATTTTTTCCAGTTCTGCATACTCCATTAAATTGGCCCCGCGTTCAACTGATTGCCGAAACTTTTCTTTGTCAAGCTCCAGGAGTTTTACTCTACGGCGAACGGTGGTTTCTGAAAAACCAGTGTCTTTAGATATGTCATTGATAGATTCGCCCAAATCCAGCATCATTTGAAAACCTTGTGCTTGTTCATATACAGTAAGGTCATTTCGTTGCATGTTTTCAAGCAGCATAGTTGCAATCTGTTTGCGATAACTCATATTTGATATTGCGCATGGTACCTCTGCTAATCCGGCAAGCTTTGCAGCCGCAAGCCGGCGATGGCCAATAACAACGATATATCCCATTTCTTCTTGCTGTTTAGGATTATCTGCACCGACACCAGTGATTTTTGAAAACCACGGCACAACTGTAAGGTTCTGAAAAATCCCATTGCTCTTAATGCTATCTGCAAGTTCGGTAAGGTCTCCAAGTTCTTTACGAGGATTGTCATAATGGGAATGAATTTTTGAAATTTCTATGTTTTGAATCATAATTTTATCAAATGCCTCCTACACCAAACGGTATTTTCTTAACTTCGCACATTTTCTTAACCCAATTCGGATTATATCCCCTAACCATGGCAATTTGCTCTAAAGTAACCACGTTTCTTGCCCTGCCGACTTCCATCTTCTTTTCTTTTTTCTGGATTTCTAATATCTCGGTGAGCTCTCCAGCTTTTTCTTCCGGTTCGGCTTTTTCAGCAACCTGGTACACGTGACCACAACCTGGACATGCTGGAGCTGGTGTATGAGCGTAATAACATTTAGGGCAAATTTTCATTGATATTTCTCTGGATACGGTTTTCTTCTTTTTTCTTTCCAAGGACCATTCACGATCTTCATCAGGTAAACCATGACGGTATACGTTGCCAACATGGTCAATAATGGTAGCTACCTTATTGGGATTACTTTTATCAGGACGCATAGGCCTCATGGCTTGCTGTATGTATAGCGTGAGTGATTGTGTAGGCCTGGCTAAAATAACAGCCTCCATTGCCGGCACATCAAAACCCTCAGAAATAAGGTCCACGTTACAAAGTATTTTTATTTTTCCTAGCTTAAAATCATTAATGGCAGCCTTGCGAACAATATCTTTTGTTTCACCATCGATGTGAATCGCAGGAATCCCTGCAAGGCGAAACATGTCTGCAGTGTGTTGGCTATGCTCAATACTCACACAATAACAAACGGCTCTTGCACCAGGTGCGAGTTTTTTATATTGAGCGATTAGATCACCGATAATTTCCGATTTATCCATACATAAAGCAACTTCTGACTGCACATAATCACCGTATTTTACCTGTAAGTCTGAGAAATCAATTGCCACTGGTGGAGAGTAGTATCGATACGGTGATAAGTTACCCCAGGATATTAATTCCTTCACTGATGGTCCCATGATCAAAGATTTAAAGATATCACCCAAGCCTTGACCGCCCATCCTAGCTGGTGTCGCTGTAAGTCCGATTACATATGCCTCAGGGTAAAAGGCAAGTAACTTGCGCCAAGTACCAGCTGTAGCATGATGAGCCTCATCTAGGATAATTACTTGGGGTGTATTGATTTTATTGATACGTCGTATCACTGACTGTATGCTGGCAATTTGAATTTTCTCTGACACATTCATGGGATAGCCAGCAGCAATGATTCCATGACTAACTCCTAGTGCCTGAAACGTTTCTGATGATTGGTCAATAAGTTCTTGACGATGAACCGCAAATAAAACATTATTTCCTTTTAATTTTGCTTGCGCGCTCATCCATGCCATAATAACTGTCTTACCTGCTCCACAAGGAGCAACTATACACGTACGGTGATTGCCATTTTGGAATTCTATACGAGCGCCATCAATAAGCAATTCTTGGTATTCACGAAGTTTAAACACTAAATTCCCTCCCTATAGGGGTAAAAATAACCCGCCTAGAGCTAACCAGACGGGCTATAAAATTATAAAATTTAGAATGGTACGTCTCTATTTGGATCCCAACCAGGTGGATACTGCTGCTGCCCCTGCTGTTGAGGTTGTTGTGGTGACCACGGCGCTGGCTGTTGAGGTTGGGCGGTATATCCCTGGGGCGCTGGTTGCTGTGGTGGTTGATTATATGAATGCTGTGGTGGAGCCGGTGGTTGTGGAGTCTGCCCACCGTATTGAGGTCCAGGCTGTTGCTGATATCCTCCTGGTGGTACCGGTGCAGCTCCATAGCCTTGTTGTGGTGGATATCCCTGGGGTGGTTGGTTATTGTACTGAGGCGGTGCTCCATATCCTTGCTGGGGAGGTTGATTATACTGTGGAGGTCCTGATTGTGGAGACTGTCCACTTGTTGGCGCTGCTTCAACAAAATTCATAGTGGAAACAATGCAATTCCATCCTGTTTTTTGAGCACCTTGATTATCAGTCCATTTTTCTTCTTCCATACGACCATTTACAATCAAACGGTGTCCTTTTTGGCAAGAGTTGTTTATTAATTCAGCAGTTTTGCCAAATGCTGTACATCTGAAGAAACTAGCTTTAGTATCCTGACCGCTACCATGATTATCTGCTAGTGAAAACTTGGAAATTGCCTTATTATCATTTGTTGCTTTTACCTCTGGATTATCTGTTAAACGTCCGAAAATTGTAATGTTATTCATTATTGTTGTCCCCCTAATTTTTGTTGTGCATAGCTCTGAAACTCCATCATGAGTGCGTAACATTCTTCAAAGGTTAATTGTGCTGGTGACCTGTTATACCTTTGTTGGATATACCCTGCCACTCCATTAGGGTCCCATCCAGCATTGGTCCATGCCGCCATGATTTCTAATTCATTAGCAGGAAAACCGTAGTTTTGAACTGGTGTAAACTGCTGCTTATCAGTGCTTGGATCAGCCTCTGGATCATTGCCTATAGATACATTCAGAAGTTTGCACCATAGATTTTTACTAGCTTGTGTTTGAGCTTTAGCAACAGCCTTATCTCCTGAATCGGTACCGCCACCTTCGCCAAAGACTGTACAAAACTCGCCTGAAGCTATATCAACGATTTGCAATGTCAGCCTTACACGAATGCGGTTCCATATAGCACCTTTTTGCGTTGTATAATTTGCATCAGAGATCGTTTCAAACTCTGGTAAAGCAATCAATCCTAATTTAATTAAAGATGGTTGGATTTTATCCATGACAGCCTCAGAACTCAGGTACTTATACCTTAGTTCTTTGCTATCCACATCTTTTTGCATGTATGGATTTTCTTCCATGAGCGCATGAATTTTACTTGCTATGTTGATTCCTGAAAATTTGGACTCCATCATTTACGCTCCTTTCCTCTCCATGTAGGCACGAAACTTCTGATTAAATTCTTCTTCAGTACAAATACCATGCCTAATATTCTGTTCTTTATAGTTCCACCAGCCATTTACATAGCTATGATAGATTTCTTTTAAAGCCTGAACATACTCTTCCTTGGTGGCTACCGAAGGAAAGACGTCCTCTTGCTTAACGTCAAAGCCATTGTTCCGTAGGAATCTCTCTTGATCACACAGTTGGCGTAAATCACCTTGATTTAGTAAATAACGTGCCATGTTTAACACTCCTAACCTATCCTTAAATGTTTACCAACTTCATACCTAACACCAGGTACTTTTAATCCAATATTTAAATCTTGATAGAGCCGGTCATTATTGGGTATTTCCTGCTGTGGAATAATATCGATATACTTTGCTGGTACAATGTTGGGATCATCAACAATCACTGATCCACGGCTGTTATTTTGTAGCCTTGCATTAAACACACCAATCTTTACCCTGGCCAATCCAGCAGCTTCAAGACAACCTTTCAGATATGCTTTGACCGATTTCACTCGATTATCGATTGCCTTTTTAGATTCAGTAAGGCGTTTAATTTCTTCCTCATAGGCTGGAATTTCTGATTCCCAATTTTTAACCATTCGAATAATGGCAGCTGTTTTTTCTTCAATATCCATTAATTGAGTACTGCCTTCGAGTGTATCAATTACAGTTTGTTGATCAAGGTTTTCCATATCTTCAAGTTGCTCTGCGAGCAGGCGATATTCTTCCGCTAATTCATATAATTTGGGCATTAAAAATCACTCCTTCTTGCTTGACTAATGATTTCATACGATATTCCCTGACTAGACATAAATGCTTTTAACGCGCCAGCCTGAGGAATAGTAACACCTGGTAATTTTAGAATTACATCATATTGAGTTTCTCGCGTAGTTGGTGGCATTGGAGGCATTGGACGTGACGCTGGTGGTAATGGTGGTATATGAAAGGATGCTGGATTTAATATTTCATTTGGATAACGAATTTCAGTAGCTTCCCATTCGGGGCAAGGATCTGTGTCCTCAACCTCTTTACCGTAGTTAGGGAAACCTATACTATTATCATCAGGATGGTGCACATGATCTAATACTGGCGGTGATAACTCCACCTTAGGAGCAGCAGCCTTCGCTTCCATTTCAGCACGCTTTTGACATTCCGCTAAAATGATCCCAGGAATAGCAGCTAGTTCTGCATTAACGATTAAATGAGCAATATCGCTTGATGTAACAGGTGTTTTTAATCCCATTGAGTGCGCAGAACATACTGCCACAATCATTTCCTCTTTTTGCCGTTGCAGTTCCAAAGCTTCATCGTTACGACGTTGAGTTTCCAGCATTGAATTAATTTCAGCTACAATCTCTTTTTTCACAGTGGAAACTCTTGCTGTACGTTTTGTCCACTGTGAGGAAATAGTGATTTTGAAATACTCATCACGGACGCCCATGTCTGTGGCCGTGGTTTGAGCAAAAAGTTTAAATTCAGCTTCCTTTTTAGCAACACGGTCACTTTCATATTCAAGGATTTGCTTCTTAAGTGGAGTTTCTGCTTTTTCGATCAGCTGCAGCAGCTCTTTAATTTCCCCCTCGAAAACCTTGTACGGTTCATCCATTTTCTTTTTGACTTCTTTGCGAAAACCATCAATTTTAGTTCTGATTGATGAAATTTCTTTCTGCGTGGATTCCATATCTTTGAGGTTTTCCTCAGTAACAACTAGACCAACATATTTTTCAATATGACTGTTAAGGTTTTGCTTGATATCAGCAAAGTTCCAAACAAATTTATGTTCATTGGAGATAATTTTTAATTCAGTAATGTTGCTGGATTTTTCGATTTCAGTAACATTTTCAGACATCGTCTTCCTCCTTGGCATACTCAATTACTACAGGAATATTTGCTGCAATTTTAACCAGCAATCCATTATCACTGTCATAACAATGAATCTCCTGCGTATCTTGATTTTGAATAATATCATCAATCATCACATCATTGACCGTGTGGCCAACTGTATATTTTTCGCCTATTACAGTGGCGACAGTTACAGATTGAATTCTCATTAAACACCCTCCTTGACCGCAACTACGCGGTATGATACAATTTTTGTAACTTATTTTTTCTAAGGGCACCTCTGCAAAGGTGTCTTTTTTCATTTCCAATAATTAATTTGGAGTTCATCACCTGGGTAAATTAACGAATTTGGTCTATTGGCAAATACCGTTTCATAATTCAGCTCAATGATTCCATGATAATATTCACGAATGTCGCGTGGACCATATTTGTTTTTCGCCATATATGTTTCTGCTATGGTCCATAAGGTATCACCTGGTTGTACTATGTATGTTTCCGTGACCAGCATTCCCTTCGGCTCTGCATTACCACAACTTGCAAGAGTGCCAATCAGTATACCGATTAAAACGACTGTAAATAGTACGTCTTTCTGTCGACGTGTGAACAAATCATCACCTCCTTATACCAGCACAGGCTGCTAACCCGTTCATTTTTCTGGTATGACTTGCAATCATGCGCTGCACCTCTGCAGTAGGATCTCGACCGTAAATTACTTTCAGATTGTGGACCACCTTCCTTTCGTAGTAATACTGCATTCTGGCTACGTAATTGCGGGACAAGTATTTTTCACCCCTTATATAGGAAATTTATGGTTTTTGTCGAAATATCACCTTGAAGGAGGTGATATTTATGAGTTCTGTGAAACAATCTACATTACTTGATATTATTTCGATGTCAAGAGATACTAAAAAATATTTGCGTTTTTTGACGGCATTCGGATTAATAACAGGCCATATTGATGATAGTGTAGAGCCAACAAACGATGCCATAGCACTTAGAGATGTAATGATTCATACAGCACATCTATCATCATACGAATCAGTGAAAACATTGACTGTTTTCTCTGATCAAATAATTGCTGCATATCTATACTAATGATTAAATCTTTCTGTAAAATATTGCTTTAGGCTGATCTATATGTTGCCGCTTAAGGTCAGCCACTTCTTTTTCTAACTGAATCACGCGATATTTTAAATTCATTTTATTTTTCACCTCCTACGCATAGTATCTGATGTATACGCATATACTAGGCTGGGAAGGTCTGCAAGGTTTTCGCTGATAAAAAAATGTATCATTCTTTTTATTTGGCTTTCTTCATTGCCAATCTTACTGAATCAGGCGGACGGCCCTTATATTTACGATCAATTACTGGTTTTGTTTCGGATTTTACTATTTTAATAGGAACTGGCATTGACACTGCTATTTCTGTAGCCGACTGCTGCGCATATTGCTTTAGGACAGCAAGCGCAGATTCTACGTGGATACGTACGTGGCATCTACCTGTATTTATGTACGGGAGCTGCCCTTGTTTTACCATAGAACGTATTAAGTGTTCTGGTAGCTCCACACGCTTCGCAAACTTGGATGGTGTTTCAAAAATCGGATTCTCCATTCTGGCCTCCTTTCAAATACGCATCGTGATAATCTACCTGGATTATTTCAAGCCATACTTAATTGCCATTTCTTTAATAATCGCTATATAACCCTCAATAAGCTTCTTATCATCTGCTATTACGTCCAACTGGTTGAGCTTGTCCCTTTTTGATTTGCACACGCCTTCATCAGCCATGCGACGACGCTTATTTGTTAACCTGCATTGAAGATCGACTCCAAAACGCTCATCTAAGACTTTATAGCTCTCTGCCCTAAGTGGTTTTACATGTTCATAACCACCCATACTTATAGCCATTTTATTGATTAGATTAGAACTATCTTTACGCCAATCATTAGGATTTAACGCTACTACATCGCGAATACCTTGGACACTTGAAGCTATTTCAAAAATCGCTTTATCCTGTTCTTGTTGCTTCAATTCTAGATTGATAAGCAATTGAAGTTGAGGACTGAGAGCTTGCATCGGAGCAGATAGTTGCTTTTCCATTTCATTGAATTTGGTAACATAGGTAGCGGTGAAAAGCACCCCTTTCTCACCTGTCATTTTATTGCCTACCATTTCACAACCTTGTTTGGTGATTAAGTAACAAGGTCTTGTTTCACCCTTACTATCTTGATAAGTGTTTTCAATGAAGAATTCCAACGTCTGCATTTTTGCAGAGGTTAAATATTCAATGTAAGTCCGAATACTTCTCATTAATTGATCATGTTGCTTGCCTACCATTTCAGCAACTTGCCGACTTTCTACTAATAATTGACCGCTTTGATTGATAATTGTTAAATTACTCATATTACGCTCCTTTCAGTTTTTGCAATCGTTTTAGATATTGTTTGATACTTTTAACTTTTACGCTATCTTGTTGTATTTGCTGTTCAAGAGCTACTAATTCAGATGTCAATTTATTGACTGATTTGCTTGAATCAACATCATTTTCTTCGAGCAAAGAATCTACGGATACTTCAAAATACTTAGCGACTTTAAGAACCTTATCAATTGACGGTGTATTTTTATCCCACCTGTATATAGCACCATTACCGAATTCAAGTTCTTTTTCTAATTTTGAAATATACATATTTTTACTGATACATAAATTTTGAATGTTATTAAATAAAGACATAAATAAGACACCTCCTTTCCTGATTATTTGCAAAAATATTGACATTGAGTCGAAAATATACTACTATGTAATTGGACAAACTTAATACAAATCGTCGCCAAACGATTTTTTGAAAACATGGTTTCAGTTAACCTCTGTTTTTTTATAGCCTTTTGTCAATATTTAAGCTATTAATGCAAGTATAGTGCTAAATAATCTACTTGTCAATACTTGAAATAGATTATTTAGCACTATACTTGAAGAAAGGAGTCTATTATCATGTCTTTAATTGATACTATCCAGAAACTTTGCAGTAGAGAAAACACTACTCTAATAGGCTTGGAGCGCGAAATTGGTCTTGGTAGAGGAACAATTCGAAATTGGGACAAAAGCTCCCCCTCAATAGATAAGCTACAAAAAGTTGCTGATTATTTCGACGTATCAATTGATTATTTAATTGGAACTAATCAAAATGATTTTTTCAGGAAAATACTCAATGAGTTTAAGTGCATGGTTAATGAAAAGTTGCAAAAAGAAAAACTATCCATAGATGAATTATCTCTTAAATTAAGCATTGATCCTATTCTTCTAGCGGAAGCACTTGACGACAATACGCTGTTAACTTATAAAGATTTCGCAATGATGCTTGAAACAATGCTTAACAACATAAGAAGGGAAAATATTAAAGAAAATATAATTAATTATTTTTTTGACTTTTTAGACTTACACTCAAAAATATTCAAGTATGAATATAATAGGCCATATGACGAACCATTTAAATCTTTTCATAAAAATGATTTAAATCTAGAAAATAAAGAGCTTTCTACTAAATACAAAAATTCATCTTCCCTATCGCCAAAAGAAGAGCGCGACATTGCTCGCGACTTAGAAAAAATGCTCTCTAATCTAGAGAGCCGTGAAGCTATGTCTTTCTATGATGGTGAACCTTTGGACGAGGAAAGCAAGGAGTTATTACGTATCTCTTTGGAAAACTCCATGCGTCTTGCCAAGCAGATGGCCAAGAAAAAATTTACTCCTAAAAAATATAGAAAGGAGGAATAAATCAATAATGCGTAAAGAAAAAATGGCGGCAGAAAGATTAATGAAGAAATACAACACAAATTGCCCTTTCCAAATCGCTAGGGAAATGGGCGTAAATATCCAATTTGAGAGGCTTAAAGACACCTTGGGATATTTTAGTACTTATAAACGCATTAAGACCATTCACATAAATCAAGAACTTACTGAACTGGATCAACAGTTTACATGTGCTCATGAGTTGGCTCATTCTATTCTACATCCAGCAGTTAATACTCCATTTCTTCAAAGAAGCACATTATTTTCAGTGTCAAAAATTGAACGCGAAGCTAATACATTTGCCGTAGAACTCCTATTGCCGGATTATTTGCTTTGTGAGCACCAAGATATTTCCCTGTCTCAGCTTGCATTAATCCGCGGAGTTCCCCGCCAATTAATGTATTTAAAGAACAGATAGGATCACATAAAGAAAGACACAGCCCTGTCACAATGGACAAGCTGTGTCTTAATTATAAATTAGGAGGATATGTAAATGGCAAACAAACGTGCAAACGGTGAAGGATCATTCTATTATGATGAGAAAAAAGAGCTATACCGCGCTATGCTGGTTACTCCCGCGGGTAAACGTATCACTAAAGCTAGTAAGAATGAAGACGTTGTAAAAGACTGGCTGAATGAACAGAGGCTACTGATCGGCAGGAATCAACACATAGAACCTAGTACTCTGCTACTTCATGACTTACTTGTGTCCTGGGTAGAAATCTACGCTAAAAGTAAAGTGCGACAACGTACATATGAAAGGTATACCTCTCTAATCAACCACGTAGAGCCCCTTTGGAATATGCCTGTACAAAAACTAACCCCTGACAATATACAGGGCCTATACAACGATTTACAAGAGGAAGGATTCTCTGGAGAGACACGGAAGAAGGTTCATAATTTAATTCGATCCGCATTAGACAGAGCAATAATTAACCGCTATATTCAAACTAATCCTGCAAACTTAGTAGATACGCCTAAAGTTGCAAGAGATGAAATTCAAGTATTTACTTCTCGTGAAGTAGATCTACTATTAACGCAAGCTAAGAGTAATCGGTTTTATCCTATTTTATTATTAGCTTTTACTAGCGGTATGCGTCTCGGCGAATTACTAGGAATTCGTTGGCAAGACATCAATCTGACCACCAATGAAGTGCATGTTCGACAAACCCTGCAATCCACTAATAAAAAAGGTATCATTTTTGAACCTCCTAAAACAAAAAATAGTAAGAGAAGAATTACAATACCATTACAAACTACTGAAGCTTTAAAAGAATATGAAAAACTATGGAACGAAAGCAGAGAAAATTATCCAGGAGAGGACGATCTAGTTTTTGTAACAAATAAACACTCTCCCTTATCACCGCAAAACTTCTTACGACGTTTCTGGAATCGTTTACAGATGGATGTTGAATTTGCAATGAATGATTTTATTCCAAAACCTATGAGTGTAAAGAAAAAGCTTGAAACTATTTTAGAAGAGTGTAGAGAAGATAAAGAGAAAAAATGGAAAAGGTTCACTCCAAAGAACTTTCACGTAATTCGCCACACATACGCCACTACTTTATTAGCCGCTAATGTGCCCATAACGGACGTCTCCCGAGCTTTAGGACATGCACGAGTATCTACTACCCTTGATATTTATTCCCACGCTATCCCGGAGAATTCTAAACTGATTGCTGATAAAATTGCAAATGCTTTATTGAAATAA